TTGCTGATGTTGACCCAAAAAATTCTGATTTCGTTTCGGCTTTTGTCGCTGTCGAGCTGCAGGCGGCTTTGCGCCTGGGCGTGCGGCCATCTTGGCCCGCTGTTTCGCTGCCTTGTAGTTGGCTCCACGTCGACCGTTGCATTGTTTACACGCAGGCACGAGGTTGTCGAGGGCGTTGCTGCCACCTCGGTCAATCTCAATGAGATGATCTGCTTCGGTGGCTTGGCGTTTCTTGCACCAGTGGCACCGGGGTTTGTCGGCCAGGATGGTACGCCTGTTTTTGTGGTACTCGCCTGTTTGACGTGGGCGCCTGTTCTTGCTGGGCATTACCGAATTTTTCCCACGGTTCTGATGGCTTCAATGTTCTGTTTGCCGTAAGCAATCAACACAATGGGCATGAAGATTGAACCATTTGAGCCTTTGGGGTCGATGAATCGAAAGTTGTAGTTGATGTATGTAATGGCCGCTTGTGATTGCCATACGTCGTAGAACCATTGAGATTTGCTCACCGGCAACAACGCAACGCCATTGGCGTGCTGCATGAATTTGTCAACCCATGGCCGGGGTTTGCTGAATGGTGGATTCATCCACACGTTGCCATACCACGGTTGTGTCAATCCGTCATCCTTGCGTGTGTAATACCGTTTGCATGGCACGCACGTGTTGTGTGGTGGGCTTGCTACGTCAAGGTCAAATTCAATACCCATTTGATCGAATAACCATTGCGGTGTGTAGTAGTCGTCGCTTGTGAGTTCGTCTTGTTCTACGTTGAACAGGTTTTGTTGCATTATTGCCCCACATTGTTGTGGGGCGTCTGCCCCACACCCCGACTAGCGCCGCCGCTACGCGGCGTTGCTCTTAGGCTGTGTGCGCAACGCGCGCAGACAGGTTCACCGTCGATGATGCTGTCACCGTATTCGTGTGCAAGGTTTGGTTCGCTGCACTTCGAGCAGTCGCCCAAGTATTGCACTGTTTCATAGCTGCATTTGATTTTCATTAGGTCACCAGACTACTTAGGCAGAGCTATCCCGGGCGCCACCCGACCGTTAGTTAAGCACGGTTCACACTTGCCACGCAATGAATCTGTTTGCATGGGCTGACACGCCCTTCTGATGGGCTAACTGATGATGATGAGTCACCGAGGATTTGCACCTACGTCAGGTCGCGTGGCCTGAGCACACCAGTGAGACTGGCTACTGAAGTTGTGGTTTGGCTATTGCGGTTGCAATGCCTGTTCTAAATGCCTCATTTTTATTGCAACGCACAAATCGATTAGCCCTTGAGGTTTGCCAATGCTTTCTCGCTCGGCTTTGCCAAATGCACTAATCATGCGAAACCAATGCGTTAAGTCTCCAGCCACTGTGCCTGGATGCGTCTGATCTGCGTGCTGGTAATGCAAATGACCTTTAAGCGTCACGTGGCGCAATCTTTCAACACCTGCAATGATGCCCATAAGGCTGTAACCAAGTTCAAGCGCAAATGCATCTTCGACTTCTTGCCTTGTCATTTCCATGCGTCAATCACCTTTGATGCGTCAGCCTTGGTCAGTTCGTCGTAGAGCTTGATTTCGCGGCCGATGATGGCTGCGATGCCATCAAGCGTGGGTTTGCCTGCGCCGAAGCCTTTGCCTCGTGCCAGGGCTCGAATCATGCCAATCTGTTTATCGGAGGCTTTGCCTTTGGGGTTCTTGAATTGCACCACGTTGGTTGTCTGCTGCTTGTCGGTGAACGGATCAGGCACCGGGTCGCCATTGTCATACACGGCCGGTACTTCGGTAACGGTCGGCACATCCTGTTGCCTTGCAAGCACTTCCTGTTTGCTGGCCATTTTGTGCTCGATGCCAAAGCCCATCATGCCCAGGGCGCGGCCGAGCGCTGATGTGCTTGCGTTCATTTGTTCGCTGTCGCGCGTGTAGGGCGTGGTGCCCGGGAATGGCTCCCAGCAGTATGCGATGACCGGAAGCGTGTCGTCTTTGTCGCGCCAGACGGTGCAGCGAATTTCGATGTAGAGCTTGTTGCTGACTTCACGGAATACCGGCTGTGATTCTTGAATGCGTAGATCCGGGTGCTTTTCTAGTGCCATGCGTAGGCGTGTGGGCACGTCGACGTAGTTGTCAAGATTGAAGCTCATTGTTTTGTGTCCTCCAGTATTCGCATCAGGTTGAACCATTCGGTGACCGGCATTACGGCCATCCATTCGCCTACGTCGGTGAGGCCTGGGCGTTTGCAGATGATGACGCCTGTGTATGCGTTGGCGTTGGTGATTTGTTCGCGTAGGCGCTCGAAGTAGCCGTGCCATGAGTGTGCTTTGCGGTCTTTGACTTCAATGACGACGCCGGGCCAGCCGCTTAGGTCGCCTTTGTCGTCGTGTGTGCCGGCTTGGATGCGGTCGGCTTTGATGCCGTGTGCGCGCAGCCATTTGACGACTGCGAGCTCGGCTGCGTTGCCTTTGCGTTTTTGTGGGCTGGTCATTGGGCCCAGTTGATTGCCATGTCGCCGACGATGTGTTTTGGTGCGTCGCGCAGCGTGTCGTGCGCGTCGATCATGTGCAGGCAGTTCAGATAGCCGATGGCGTCGACTAATGAGTCTTCGTGCAGTTTTTCTGCGTCAAGTGATTTCATTAGCCGGGCCATTTTGACGCACACCATGAACAGCGCGGCTTCCTGCACGGTCAGGTTGTGCTTGTAATTGGTGAGCGTTGCGAACAGTCGGCGCACCATCGTGTAATCGTTCCACGGATGGCCGTACTGGCGCATTCGTTCGCCGTCTTTTGTCAGTTGCCAAGCGCGGTACGCGGCGTCGCCTGGATCAATGTTGCTGCTCATAATTTGCGCTCAAGTATTAGCAAAAGGGCGCACGCAATAAACAGCCATGCGACGACTACGACGTCAAGACTGGTCATGGCAGCCTCTTGTACGTTGTCCAGTTATCCCAGCCGTGGTGCGTGGCGATGTGCCATGCCGCGTGCATGTTGGTCAGCGGATCGAGCAGGTCGGTGCAGCTGTCCAGGATGCCGTGGGTTTGCAGGTAGCCGCCAGGCCAGTATTTGACTGGGGTGCACCAGTAGTCGTTGATTTGCATGAGACCCCATGATTGGCCGTTGTCGCCAATGGCGTTCGGCAGGCAGGCCGACTCAAGCTCGGCCACCTGGAGCGCTATGCGCAGGTCGTCAAGCACGAAGCCGCCTCTGACGGCCGTATCAGCCCATTCCTTGCATCCTGGGCCCTCATACTGCACCTGGGTGGTAACGACGCTGTAATCGCTTCCTGAAGCGTCTGGCAGGGTGCCAGGCTCAACCGGGGAGTAAGCGGTCGAGCCCGGCACCAGTCCCCAAGTGTCCACTTCCGCGTCACTTGTGAACATCAAGCCAATGGAAAGGGTCAGGCTTGCTGCCGTCGCGATGATGCCGAGCGGATTCATGACACGCTCGGATGGTCTGGATCGATGCGCGGCTGATGAGTGAGTTTTGATGGCTCGCTCCAGTCGTCGTCGGCGTTGAATCGGTAGCGCAGCTGCGCTTTGATCACCTGGCCGGTGTCGTCGCTAAACACTACGAGGTGAAACTGCTGCGCTGTTTCGTTGCACAATCCAGTCAGCACCTGATAGGTAATCAGGTTCGGTGTGGCCATTTGTAGGCCCCTCCAGAAGCCTGTTTTCACCTTAGCGCGGTTTGCGGCGTTTGTGGGGGATTTGCAATCTGACGACTTTTCGCACCATTCGGTTCGGTATGAATAGCACGTTGTCGACGCCTTTGTCATCGGTTACGGATTGGGCCAGTATCAGGTGCCGGGCGTTGCGTTTGCTCAGCAGGTATCCGATGGAAGACACCACGCAGGGCTCGTCGGTTAGGTCGCTGAGCTCGTGCCATTCGTCGTTGTCGATGGTGTGGGCGTCGTGCCACACGATCATGACCAGCGGATGCTCTAGTCGAGCCATACGACGTATTCTGCCGCCACGCGGCCTTTGTCCGGGTCAATGAAATGCAGGCGCTGGCTGGGTATGCCTGTGGCTGCCACGAATTCGCGCGCGTATTCGTTGTGAGACTCGGGGCTGCCGGTAACGAAGATACGGCCGCCGTTGCTCATCGTCAGGCTCATCGGGGTGTGCCAGTGGCCCATGTAGCAGTCATTGAACTGCTCGATGACGCCGCCTGCCCAGGCGTTGACTTTGCGCAGGATGCCGAATGCTGGGGTGTTGCCGCCGAAGCTCTTGATTTCGTCGCCGTGCACTAGCAGGCCGGTGTAGTTGCCCACGTCAAAGATTTGGTACCACTGGTCGCTCGACTGCCATTGGCCGGTCAGGTGGCCGACTTGTTGCCTGGCAATTTCGTAGGCCATGCGGTCGATGTTGTCGCCGCGCGGCATTTCGCCGTAGCGACCTATGCGGCCGTGGTTGCCGTATTCGCACACCACGTTGACCAGCTCAAAGTGTGACGCCAGGGTCGTGACCGTTTGTGCGATGATGCGCGACGTCTCAAACAGCTGCTGGTACAGCGTTGCGTCGATCTCGTAGGACTGGCCCGGAAAGATTTGGGCGCCTTCCACCATGTCGCCGCCCAGCAGCAGCACGCATTCGCGCACCGGGTGGTGCTTGCGCTGAATGTCGGTGATGTGCAGGGCTTTCTCAATGAACCGGCCAATGCGTTGCGCGCACGTCTCGCTGCCGTAACTGACGGTGCGTTTGCCGAGCTGCCAATCAGTGCAATGGATCAGCGCCACTTCGGGCTTGCCTTTGCGCGTGTCTTTGGTCGGCGGCTTGACTTTGACCGGCTTGACTGCCAATGCGGCCTCTTTGGCGGCACCATAAACGGCTTCGACCAGCTCCGCGTTGCGCAGCTTGAGCTTCAGGCGTTCGGCGTGTGATTTGCGTAGAGCGTCGCGCAGCGCCTCGATGCTGCCGAGCTCGTTGGCTTCGTCAGAGAGTGCCATGTTTGGCCCGGTAACGGTAGATGGTGTCGACCTTTGTGTGGTAGCCGTATTTGGCGAGCAGGCCTTTGATTGCTGGTGCGCTGAACGACGCCGAGTCCATGACTACTTCGAGCCATTCGTCAGCGTTCGTTTGCGCTGCTATCCATTCCTCCAGGCGTCGCACTTCGTTTGTGCTTTTTGGCAATTGATCGCGTAAGCCCATCTGCATGATCCTCCAAGTGGTTGTCAATCTTGCGTTCTACCCTAGTCAGAATCTTGCGCACGTACTGGTGATCTTGGGCGTTTTCTCGTCGGGCGCGCTCGACTAGCCAGGCAGGTAAGCCGGCAGCCGTGATGATGGCGACTGCGCTAATCAGCGCTACGTAGATTTCCGTCGGCATGCAGGCTCACAAACTGCTGCACTTTCAAGGGTATACGTTCGGCAGGGTAATAGACCCAATGCCAGGGTTCGGTTTGTAACTCGCCAGTAAATCCGTACCAATCAGCGTTAGCCAACAGCCAAGCAAGTCGATCGCCGCTGGCGTCACTGATGTCAACGGCCAATCCCAAATTATGCCGACTGCGACCCGGTACGGCCAGCGGAGCCAATCCCGGCTTTAGGCGCCACACTTCACCGTTCCAGCTGCGCACTGACGTGCTTGCGATTGGTGCGGTGGTGTATCGGGCCCTAAATGCGCGCTCTTGGCTCTCAAGCGTGCGATACGTGTCGCCCGAGCTTGTCGGTTTGAACGGCCGTATGCCGTCAGCGTGCGCGGCCTTGCGCATCGCTTCCCATGCTTGGGCTGCCAGCGGATGCAATACGCCGTAGGGCCGTATCGGTTTCAGCAGGTATGGCGGCAGTTTGCCGGGTGTTACGCCTCGCAGGTCAGCCGGTAGCACTACCGGCTTGATTGGTAGCCGGGTCACTTGCGGCCGTACCGCGTGTCTTTAGTGTTTGCCCAGGCGTAAATCAGCGGCAGCATTGCTGCGAGCCCGGCTTTTAGCGCGTTTTCTACGTTGTAGTCGGTGCTGATAAGCACGGCGACGGAGCCAGCGACGAAGGCTTTGGCCCAATCTTCGAGGATTGATTGCCATTTCACGTCAGTCCACCAATGCGGAAATTTCGGCATCGCTCAAGCCCAAAGCTTTCAATTTGTCAATTTGAAATTGTTTTGATTCGGCCTGGCTTTGTTCAATGGCATCAATTTCCGCTGATGTCGCGTCACGGATTTGATCGTCAATTTGCACTTTGTAGGTCATGTCAGCCTCTCAGTCCGTAGACGCGAATTGTGCCGCCTGTCCATGTGCCAGTTGATGCCGTCAATGTAAAGGCCGTGTATGACGTTGTGTCGGCAAGATAGCCACGAATACTGCTGTTTTCGCCGGTTGTTGTTGTTTGTGCGTTCCAAGCGTGAACGACGGTGTTTTTTGCAGTGAATGGATTGTTGAGCCAAAATGCGCCGTCAAGCACGTTTGTTGTGCCTGTAATGATTCCAATCCAACGTGTCTGATTTTGGCGGCTAATTCCGCTAACAGTGTTCGAGTTGTAAGTCATGTACGTTTGACTCATGTAATAGCCGGTTGCGGTGCTGCCAACAGTCAAATCGCCGTAATTTGTAGTCGATGCGACGCCACCTGAAACGGTGATTAGGTAATTGTCGTAATCTGCGCTGAATGCACCTGTAACCGCGACGCTGGAAACGCCACTGCCGATGGTTTGCGATTTGACGAGCCACAAGCCGACTGCATTCATGTCGCTGGCGTTCAGCACGTCGCCGCTGGCGAAGACTGGAAATGTCATAGTTACCTCATCCTAATACGTTGAAATTGAGCTTGCCGTAAACCGGATCGTTGAGTATGAGCTCATACAGCACTGTGGTTGGGCTGGTGTAGAACGTGATGGTGTGGCCGCGATTGACGTCAATGACACCGTAAATGCCCTCAACTGACAAATCTTCTGCAATTGCGCTACCCAGGCCCAGTATCTGTTTTTCGACGCTGATGGTGTCGCCAATGTCAATGGTTGCTATGTCGTCGCGTTGGGTGCTGGTCAATGCCATAAATGATGCGGTGACGCTGGTGTAACGCGGTGCTGGATCAGGCTCAAGCAGGTAGGTGGCAAGGTTGTTGATTTCGGATTGCACGTGCAAAAGGCTGTTGGTAATGCTCTTGGATTGGATGAAGTATTTGGCGATTGATGCGGCGTCGCTGTCGGTTGCTTCGTTACCGTTGAGCGCCGCTACATACGCTCGGTTAAGCACGTTGTCGGCGTCAAATTCAATTTCAACTGCCTGGTACTTGGCGTCGGTGCCATTGTCACCAAATTCAATGATTGGTGGTGCAAGCGTCGCTCCAATGCGGTTCTGGAATGTGATCGTGCCATCACGTGCTACGAATAGCCGGCCTTGCTCAGCCTGGTTGATTTGCTGCAGGTAGGCAAGCGTGTTAGTTCCGGCAGGCACGGTGTAGCTCGAATCATGGCCGAGGTTGACGGTGCCTGTGGCAATACTGGTAGCTGCGGTGTAATCAACTTCGGGCAGGGCTAGCACGCTGGTGATGCGTTGACCGCTGGTTTGTGCCGTGACGTTGTATTCGTCAAGCTGGGTTTGTGCCAGTTTGTAGAACTCGTCAGCGCACGTCACGTTGACGCTGTTGGGGCCAGCCAGGGCAAAATCGTAGGTGTAGCCAGTCACCACGCCTGTAAATAGATACTCGCCATCGCGCGACAAGCGCACTGATCGCATTGGTGCCAGCCCTGGCTCATTGTTGGCCGGATCGTAATAGGGGCTGGTGGTGTCGTATGGGCCGAGTATGCCTGTTTCGTCAAACATGCTGAACGTCATGACGCCTGCACCGAATTGGTAGTCGGATTTGCGTCGGCCACGCGAATAGGTGATGATGGTGGCGTATTCGGTTATGTCGGCGTAGTTAGTGCTTGGGCCGAGCACGTCTTGATTGAGTACGCCTCGATCAGCGGAATTTAGGCGAAAGCTGGTGCTGTCAAAGCCTGTATCAAGCTCCAGCAGGTAGTCGCCGGATTGAACTACTGACGAAGCCATCAGGCAATCTCAAGCTGTAGTGGGCCGCTGCGACGGTTGTAATCAGTCAGAGCATCAACGATTTTGTCAGCCAACGTTGCCTCAGCAATAGCCGCGTTGACCACCACGGTGATGCCTGGGCCTGCGTCGCTCAGCAACGTCATTTCATTGCCAATGCCGCCACCAATACCACCGCCGCCACCGCCAAAGAATCCTTCTTCGACCGGCAGGATTCCAATCATGCCTTGACCGATGCCGCCTCCACCGCCGCCGACTGAGCCACCGCCGCCGCCGCCGCCACCGCCTGCAGGGGCTGGAATGACAGCTATTGGGGCTGGCAATGTTGGCACGGTACCGAATGCGCGCTCTACGAAATCTGGGCCGCTAGTACCGGTTGAGCCTGGCGCTGTGCCTGTGCTGCCGCCACCGCCGTTGATGCGTGGCAATCGAATGTCTGGAATGAATGGGATGTTGACACCGGGCAACGCATTGATGCCTTTGATGATGAGATTGATCATGTCGGTAAAGCTGTTGACGATGTTCTCAAATACACCGATAATGAAATTGCCCATAGAGACAAAAGCGTTTTTGACGCCACCTGTCTTGGCAACGAGAATCCCAAAGCCTGCCACCAGTAGCGCGACAGCTGTGATGACCAGGCCAATTGGGTTGGCTGCCATTGCCAAGTTCAATGCCAGTTGCGTTACGGTAATTACTTTCATTGCAAAGTTCAGGCCGAGAATCAGCCCGGCTAGTGCGCCTACGCCGATCATTACTTTGGCGATGGTGTCAGCGTTGCGTTGAGCGAATGTCGCAAAATCTTGCAGGTACGGCATGAGCTGAGCTAATACCGGCAGGAATGCCGCGCCAATAGCTTCTTTGGTTTCGCCAATGGTCAGCTGAAAACGTTTCATTTGGCCTTCGGCGCTGTTGGCTGCGACGGTGGCTGCGCCTCCGACTGTGGCGTTTAGGGCTTGCATGATGGTGTCAAGTGATGCACCGTCTTTGATGAGGCCACGCACCGATGGCACCAGGTTGCCCAGGGCTTTGGTGTTGCCTGCGTATGCCTTTGCCATTGCGTCGGTCACGGTCTGTAGATCGGTGCCGGTGGCTGCTGATACGTCGAGCGCCGTGTTGAGCAAGTCTTGGCTGTACGTCAAATCGCCTGTGGTTTGTACGAGCGTGGCGAGTGCCGGGCGTAGTTGATCGTCGGCCACGGCCGCGCTCATCATCGTCTTTTCGATGTATGCCTCGGCTGCGCGCACGTTGGCTTCACCAGCCAGCGTGTTTTTCTCAATGGCTTGGGCGAGCAACTCTTGAGCTTTGGCATCTTCCATTGCCGCTTTGGTGGCGTCGCCGATCACTACCGCCAGGCCGCCGATTGCGGCTGCTGCCGGTAGGGCAGCTTTCTGCAGCGCAAACTTGGCTTTCGCGCCTGCGCCTTCGAGATTCTTGAACTCGGCTACGGCTTTCTGTATGCCTTTGCCATCGAACTCGGAAATAATCGGGATTGTTACGGCCATTAGCGCACCAGTCTACGATTCGTCGCTTCACTGATTTTGTCAGTCAAACGCTCAAGGTTTTGGTTTACAGCATCAGCATTGCGCTCATACGTCGGCCACATGAGTCGCGATGGCGCACCGTAGAGCTGTGACAGCGCTGTGGCAAGCCGGTTGCGGCTGCCTCGGCCTGCCATGTCAAAAATCGTGCCTGCCGGGCTTTTCATCGTCACGCTGAAGACGGCAAGGCTGTTGCCTTTGCGTCGGTTGCTAAACCGGGCGATGATCGACTTGCTGACGGCGTTCTTGCTCCAGGGCATCAGCACGCCGGCTTTCCAGTTGCGTGCAAAGCCTGACAATGGCAGCTCAACGACGCCTGCGCGCGCGTCTTTAACAATCGGGTCAACGATCTGCTTGAAATCGCGCTTGATTTCTTTGGCAAGCTCAGGCTCCATTTGCTGAAGCTCGCGCAACGTCTCTTTGACGCCTGCAATGGTGACGGTGGTATCAACGGCCACGTTTGTCTCGCTGTTTCTTCGCGATCAGCAGCACGGTCGCCAAGTCTTCCATGTCAAACTCGACGTCTGTCGGCCAGTACCCGGTAGCCAACAGCAGCTCAGCTAACTGGCGTCTGATACTGCCGCTGCCGTAGGGTTTGCCTGCGCGACCTCAACGACGCTGAAATCCTCCACCGATTGCAGCCAAGCGTCGTAGTCGCGGCCTTCACGCTTCTGTGCGTTAAGCACGTGCCACGCCATGAACATCAGGTCGTCGATGCCAATGCCGCCCTGGAGATCGGATGCGCGACGCTTGAATTTGCGTTCCCATGCCGCCGCTGTGGCGATGGTCGTTGTGACGGTTTCGCTGACCGGCTGCCCGGCAGGTGTCTTGAACGACACCTGAATTGTCAATTTCATGGGGTCACGTCTTCGACGAGCGTGCCACCGACCAGGGTGATTTCGACTTCGCTGAGCTCGCCTACGGTGCCGTTGACGACATCGAGCGACTCAAGGTAAGCGCCAGTGACCTGGAATTCGGGGTTGGTGGTGCTAATTGCCGAAGCGTTGGCGGCTTTGACTGCGACGTAGCAGCGCGTGCCGACGAGGCTGGTGAGATCGATGTAAGTGCCAGGCGTGCTGGTGTATTCCATCAGCAACGTGGCGGTGACGGTCACGTTGGTGAGGCCGCCAGTGAATTGGCGGCCGGTGTCGCCGAACGACGACTGGTCGAGCGCCTCGCGCGTTTTGGTGACGACGACCGATTTGCACTGGTCGGTCAGATCGACGACGGATGCGAGCGCAGGGCCGATCTTGAAGCTTGGTGCGGCGAGGTACGTGGTTGCAACGGCCATGTGATGAATCTCCTGTCATTGGAGGCTGCTGCAAGCCTGTGGGCATTCTAGTACGTCTATGGCGCGACTTTGGTGCTGATTGTCAGCTCGTAAGCCGGATACGCCTGGCCGCCGTAGTCAATGGTGGTTGGTCGCGCTTCAGTCAAGCCGATTTGTGCCTCGCGCACCAGGTCTGCCAGATCGAGCAGCTGGTCAAGCGTGCGGTTGTCGCCGGTGCCCTGGCCGACGATGATTACGCGGAATTGCATGTCTGCAACGACGTTGGTGGCCATCATGATGCTGGGCGCCTCGACGACGACGCACGGCACGTTGATGTTGCGCGGATCATCAAACACGCGTAGCCCGGTGATTTGTCCGAGCCGGGTGACGAGCTGGTCGTAGCCGGTCTTGAAAAGCGTGTCAGGCATTAGGCCACCTGCGGCTTGCCGACTCCGAGCAGGCGCAGAATCTGGCCGTAGTTGCCGGCGACCGGGCCGCCGACTGACAGCGGATCAAAGCTGGCGAGTGCTTCGACGCTGCCGCGTTCACGGTAGAGAATGGCGGCGTATTGCGTGGTGCCGAGTTTGCAGTCGAGGCCGGGCACGGTTGTAGGCGAATCCCAGTACCCGGCCTCTTGCCTACGACGATAGGCGAAAGCGTTGGCTGCGCCAACGGCCATCGTCGCCACGTCTAGATCGGCGCTGGGATTGGTAAACGTAAAGCCCAGGTAGTCCTCGAGATCGCCCAGGGCAATCCACGTGCACGTGATTGAGTAGGTGGCTGTGCCGGTGGCGGCTGCACGCTCGACGTCGGCCGTGGTAAGCGCAAACAGCACTTGGTTGGGAATTATGCGCGCGTAGTCGTATTCGTAGTCGCCTTGCTGACTGACGCCAGTGAAGTAATACTCGGGAAGCGCCAAAATCTTGTGCGTGGCATTCCAGCCTGCGCCGATACCGGCCAGCGTGATGCTTTGGCCGACCTCAAATTTGATTGGCTCAAGCAGCTGAACGACAGCGACGTTATCGATCACCTGTTTATGGGTGACCGTGTACGTCGCCATCGTTCAGACTGTCCCTGGAGGAAGGAACTGAAATCAGCTCTTCAGCAGTTTGACGAACTTCGTTGCGTCGGCCATGAACACTGCCGCGTAGCCGCGGAATGCGATGGTGCGGCCGAGCGTCGAAGGAACGTCAACCGAGATTGCGCCCTTCTGCTGTTCGTAGAACTCGAAGCCTGCGGCTGAGCCGGCTGCGTGGCCGACGACGCCGTTGAGGCCGCCTGAGCCAGTTGAGCCGGCCATGTTCTTGTCAACGACCAGCGTGAGGCCGAGAGGGTTGCCATTCCAGCTTGACGCGGTTTGCACGCCGAATGCGTTGTACGGCGCGACCGAGGGGAACAGCGGTCGGTTGGCGTCGTCGACAATCATGCCGAGCTTGGCCCACGTGACCGGCGCAGCAAAGAAGTGCGTCGGCAGGTAGTTGCTCGAGTTGCTGATCTGGTACGCAGCACCATAGATCGCTGCAATCCAGTCAGCCGACGAGGAAAGGTCGGTGATGGTTTCGGTCTGAGTGGTGCCGGCGACCATCTGGTCAACTGCGTAGTTGTCGGTGGCCTGACCGTAGGCGATGGCGAGCTGGTTGAGCACGATGGCCAACGAGTTGGGGTCAGTCCAGTCCAAGTCTTGCTCGGAAAGGGTGACGTAGGTACCGAACGTCAGCTTGCTGATGTCGTTGTTGGCGACGGTGACCGTTGAGGGGTCGAGCGTGTTGAGCTGACCGGTCGGCTGCTGCGTGACGGTCGGGCGCACGGTAATCTTGGGGCGACGGAACGTGGCGCCGCCTTGCGGCATTGCGCGAGTACCGATGGCGCTGACGAACGGGCGAATCGCGTTGAGCGAGTCGTACACCGGGCCGACGATGGGCTCGGGCAGGATGCCAGGCGTATCGCCAGTCGTGATGTCAGGAGCTGCGGCCTTGATTCGAGCGTTGAATTCGGCAAACTCGGCGCCACCGCGCACGAACTTGGCCATGTATTCGGCCGGGGTCGGCAGCTTGAACGCAGGCTTGGGCTCTGCGAACAGCATCGTCGGTGCAGCGGCCGGAACTTCGGCGACTGCGGCGGCGGTTTCGATCTTGTCGGTCATTGGTTGTGGCTCCGTTTCCTTTGGCTTGCCTTCG